CTCCATACCAGCTAGGACCACCATCTCTCATAGATGGATAACGACCTACCCTCATAGAACAAGCATCTACAATAGACTTAGGTATTTCTCTTGCTTCATTAATCCATACTCCAGTTAGCTCAAGAGATAGAAGTTTCTTTACATCTTCTGGTCTATCAAGTGCTAAGAATATAACTTCAAGATCTATATCGCCTTTTTTAATATGATGTGTAAATGGTACAGACCAATGGAATGGACCCCATTCATCTTCTGGAAACCAGTCAAGCCATGTCTTAATTGTAGTAGTTTTTAATTGAGGGTTTGTGTTTCTAATGACAGCCCAGCGAGATTTACGTTTGCCATCATCACCTTGCTTTTGCATTAATGCTCTACGGAATACTTCAATACAACAAGCAACAGACTTGCCACTACCTACTGGACCACGCAGTCCTCGAAGGAAGCTTTCATCTTTCATAAATAGCTTTAACGTTTCGCCATCTGGCTTATAATTCAGTGATCCCATAATCTACTGCTAACTTAATAAGTTTTTCTTTTGTTGTGTCTGATAAGGATTCTATGATCTTATCTGCTTCATAATCCGTAATCTTTTCTGTAGGATAGTTTTTCATATGCTGTGTTTTTACTACAGCTCTTAAAGCATTAAGATCTTTGATTAATACTTTTCTATAGATACTAGTCATTCATTCTGTCCATAATTAATAGATCAGCCATACGGATTGCTTCTTCTTCTGTATGACCTTTCAACATTTTGCCTTCAATATATTGTTGCAATCTTTTTTCTTTATCTTCTGCCCTACGCATTTGATCATTGTTCTGCATCTTTACTGCACGTAGTTGCATCTTCTGCAATCTTGTTAAAGGCTTTTCTTCTTTCTTTGGTTCTGGTTTAGTTAAGTTTTTCTTTGGTGAAGGTGTCATATACCACATACTCCTCTGCTTTTAATAATAACTCAAGACAAGTAATCATCTCGTTCTTTTCAACAATCACTTGAGTTAGTAGTTTATTAGCATTTGTTAAAACTGCAATCTGTTTTTCCAGTTCTTCACGAGTAGCCATATCAAGTCTTTCTGTACTTCCGTACCTTCTGTGCAATAGCTTTCGGTTGCTTACTAAACTGCTTCCCCTTGGACTTGTCCTCTCTTTTCTTTGCTGATGTTGCCGCATATTCTTTCGCTGATAAACTCTTAATTGCTTTCTCTGGTAAGTATCTCTCGCCAGTTTCACTAGATTTCTTGCCACTTTTAGTTCTCCATTTCTGCTTAGACCATTTAGCTAGGGAGTTAGAAGATTTTTTTGCACCACTATATCCACCACCAGCAGACTTGTATGCCTTGACTGCCGCTTGTGCTTTACGTGCTGACCATTGACCAGATTTAGTCCCATGTGATGATTGGGATTTGATTCTTGAAACAATACGTTTCCATAATGCAGGTTTTGTTTTTGTAGCTGTGGACACTAGAATCCCCAAGTTCCAATAAATTTTTTAAATAACTTACGACCATCACCTGTAACGTAGTATTTATTTGCAGATTTTGGTTTGTAATATGATAGAGGATATTCTTGTACAGCTTTCTCCGCTTCGCCTAATGAACTCAATAATGTTCTTGTTTTTGGTGTAGTTGTTTTTTTCTTTGAAGTATATTGAGATGGTTTTCTTTTTGTATCTAACGGAACATTCTTAAGCTCTTGTATTGCCTTACCTTCCTTAGATAATTCTTTTAGGTATCTATCTACAGTTGCTTTCTTTGTTTCTGCAACAGTTTCCATTTTTAATTTGGGACTGATCTTTGATACTTCTACTGCTGTTTTATCCCACTTCTGTGTTATCTTTTCTTCTGAAGGTCCAAACTTTTTGCCTAACCATTTAACAAAGTTACCCATGGTGCGTTCTTCTTTACGTTTAGCTTCTGCCTTTGCTCGAAGCATAGTAACACGTTTGGCTCTTGCACCAGTAATTTTTTCAGTGTACCTCTTGCCACTAGGTAACGTATAATTTCTATAGATAACAGGCATTATTTATTTTTTCTTTTTATATACGTCTACCTTTGGCATCTTCTTGCCAGCTTGTTCTTTCTTTCTTTGAAGTGCAATATATTTCTTTTCTGTTTTCTTTATCGGCATATCAATCTCCTAAAATTTTATTTTGTAAGTAATTCCATATTCATTCCCCTTTTTATAAGGAGCAATTCCACCTAGTAATGAACGTGCAAAGCTTTCAATATTAAAATTCTTTTTCTTTGTATATACAGGCTGTTCACTCATTAGTGATGTGCTACTCGTAGTAGAGAATGTTTGCTTCGGTGGCTTTAGAGAAGGTAATTCCAAATCAGTAGGTTTTGCCTTTGGGACTGAAAAAATTTTTTTACCTAGGTCACTTGGCTTCTTTGTTGGGTAAGATTTAGAAGCTTTATCTTTTCTACTTCTTGCTTTTCTTTTCTTACTGGACATTCCATAAGCGGCATCACTGCGTAGGATCTTGCTTATCGTTCCATATGAATCTAAGTTAGTAGGCATTATCTTGTCTTTGCATAAAATTCTCTGCCATAATTATTCATTGATCTTTTTCTTCTTATGGCTTTTTGTTTCTTTTCTTCTGCACGATATGCTTTCTCCATATCTACAATGTTATCTCTTTTGAGAGCCGCCATCATAGATTCATATTCTACAAAAGACCTGTTGTCATCTCCAACTGTTTCTAATGCAATTCTAAATTTGTTTGCTTGCTCTCTGTTTTCTTTCATCCATTTTAATCCAGCACTCTCACCGCCTTCATCTAATTCACGTATTTTTTTTATACCCAAATCTTTTAGAATTGGAGTAGTTATAGCACGTCTTTCTTTCATTCTTTGTTGCTGTGCTTTTAAACTAGACTTACCTTTAGAGGAATAGCTTTTAGCTTTAGACACTATCTTTTGGTATGACTTACTTTTACTATAATCAAATGCCATTATTTTTTCTCCTTTTTAGCCTTTAATCTTTTTGATATAGCTTTTGCTTTCTTTCTTGCATCTGCTTTACTACTAGCACCCCATACCTTTAAGGATAATAGTAATCTTGTTGGTTTACCATCTTTATATTCTGGTCCTGCCATATTACCCATTCTAGCTAGGAAAGATGCACGTCTAGGGTTATCACCACTCTTAACTGGTGGCTTTAGTGTACCTTTCTTATAAGATGCACGACCTTTAGCATTCAAACCACCTTTAGGGTTCTTGCCTTCTTTCCTTGTCCATGCCTGTGTTTTATATGCCATGTTTTATAACTACCATAAGTTGAACGGACTTTGAAGAAAAAAATTTCGTGAGTAGTACTATTACGTAATTACCATACCCAGTTTTTGGGGGTGGGGTCACACAAAACTGGTAAAGATTAGATCGTGCAGACTAGGAGAGGTCTATGTTGATAGAGAAGTTACCAGCGACTAGATGCTGGTGTTTGTCTGGTGCTTTGAACCCAGCACGATCCAAGATATCTTTGCTGGCTTCGAGTTGAACGTACTCACTCTTAGCATCACTAGATAGTTTAGACAGCTTTGCGACAGCCCGAGCAGAGTGCAATCCAAAAGCCCTTTGGACTTCTTGCATCATGTACGCCTGTACTTCTGGCTTACGTAGCATCTTCGAAGCAGATACTCTAGAGCTATTTCCCTTATATCCTGCGAGTTTCGAAGCTTCTGTAATGGTACAGCCAGTGGATACGAGTATATCTACTAAGTTCTTAGCTTTAGGGGAAATAGCAAGGGCTGGATTAGCAGTCTGAGAGGTAGTTAATTTAGTCATTATGTGTTTGTTTTTTCAACCGACTGTTTTACTGTTTTACTTCAGTTGTTAGTATACTGACTGATTCGTTTCTGTCAAGTCAACATAATGCACTTTTATTAACTTTGTTTGTTTGGCGATTGCTTCGCACCGTTGCTTTCGTGAATCAAGCCACTGTTGGTGTCTTGACCAAAGGCTTCAATCAACTATCGCATCTTGCCAGTGTGCAATACACTTCCGTGGAATTCGAGAAGTATATTGACACTGTCGCTTTTAACAGATTGAAGTCATCCTTTGGTTAACACCAAAGTATTTTTTATTGTGGATAGCTTTGGTTACTGATCCATGTAAATAACGCAGTCAGCCCCCCAGTAGCTAGCAAGTTATTTTCTTGGGAAGTTAGCAAAGCTAAAGCTTTGGAAGATTGCTGAAGCGATCTTTCAGAGCTATGCATTTTCTGCATATCTGCTATGCGTAATTGTACATTCTCATTATGTTATTTTTTTAGTATCCTGTTTATATCATTTAATTATTACAAAGGGAGAACATTAAATGGCACGTTACACAATGAAAAAGATCAAGCAGTTTAACGGAGATTATAAATTTTACTCTCAATTAAGAGATAGGAATTTACTAAAGTTTGCTGACATATGCAGAAAACATTTACCCAACATTACTGAAGAAGAAATACAGAAAAGATTTTGGGCAAATATAAATAAACTTGCTAACTCTAATGAATACGGGAGCGAGTTGGCAAATGGTTTATTAAATCATTTTATTTATCATAAACAATAAAGGGGGATTGGTGGGGCTAATAACTCCACCATTTAAAACACAATGACAGATACAAAATACAATGGTTGGACAAATTACGCAACGTGGAGAGTTGGGTTAGAAATAGTAGACATTCATTACGATCATTACCATGAAATGATGATGAATAGTGATCACAAAATGGACACATACCAATTATCAAAACTAATAGAAGATGATGTATATCAATTATTAACAAGTGAAGTTGATGACCAATCACTAGTATTCAGTTATGCAAACGCATTTATTTCTGATGTTAACTGGTATGAACTAGCCGAACATATAATGGAAGATCTCAAAGAGGTAGAAAATGTTGGATAAAATAGCAATAGGAGTATCAATATTTTTCATAGTCGCATGGGTAATATGTGCCTATCAATTAATAAGATTTATGTTTTAGAAAGGAAATCAAATGAGTAAAACAAACAGTTTATATATGGAACAAGACGAGCAGTTATGGCACCAAATATATTTGATTGGAAAAGACTGTGATTCTTATGAAGAATACATCGAAAGAACAAAAGACTTAATTAAAGATTTATCAATGGGAGATCTAACCGACCATGAACAAGAGTTAGAATTTTATTGGATAGAATTATGCAATCATTGGGGTTCAAAATGTCAGTAATAGAAATAATAGATTATAGAAATGACAAAGCATTGAATCAAGTTAGCTTGAAATGGAAATGCAAACAATGGATAGACTGCGAATACATACTTAATAAAGATATAATTAAAGATGAGGATGATTTCACATTGCATATTGTATCGAATCTCCCAAAAGATTTTTATAAATTGGAGATCGATAAAGTAGCAGACATGATCACAGAAACTTGGAAGAAATACAATCAAGTTTAAAAGGAATAACTAGCTAGAATAATTCTCCCGTCTAGCTAGTTACAGTTAACGGTTACCAAATTATTAACAACACTTTACGCAGAACAGGTAACCGTTAGCTAGGGAGAAGAAAGAAAGGTAAGGGATGACAATTAAAGTAATCAATCAAGATGACACTAGATATGAATATTATATTTACCCTAGTGTTGTAGTGCTAGATAAAAAGTTAACAGATAAATACTTTGGAATGAAAGGTGCAGGAAGCATAGCCTTTCTTCGAGAACAAGGACACAATATAGCAGTTGAGGTTCATGAGTTCGACAGGTACGAGGGAAAGTTTACAAAGAGAATAGACAAGGGAGTAATTAAGTAATGGATGTAACAGTTAATCGAGAACGTGGAATAGGTGGGAGTGATTGCTATGACTTGATGGTCACAGGCAATTGGAAAAGATTATATGACAAAAAAGTAAATGCAGTTACAGAAGATCTATCAGATAATTTCAGAGTTCAATTAGGAGTATGGACAGAAGATTTTAATATGCAATGGCTGATGAAAAAACTTAGATCAGAAAAGAAACAAACCAATAAAGGTGTTCATATATTTGAAGTAGAAGCAAACCATATATTAAACTCTACTGATTGGAGAGATCTAAAGAAAGAAAAGTTTATAGATCTTGATGACAAAAATAAACTTTGTTTATATGCACATCTTGATGGATATATACCCAGTAAAAAATGCATCATTGAATGCAAACATACTAGCGAATTAAAAACATTGAGTGATCTGATCGAGAGTTACAATCCACAGATGCAACATTATATGAACGTCTTTGATTGTGATAGATGCATTATCTCTGGAATATTTGGGAACAAAGATCATAAGTTTCAAGTAATAGAAAGAGATGATGCGTTTATCGAACGACTGGTCGAAATGCAAAAGGCATTTTGGGGGTATGTAATAAATAAAATACCACCTGAAATTAATGATTGATATAACAATCATAATATATTAAACTAATAACAGTAACAAAATAGATAAGGAAAGATACAATGGCAAAAGAAAAAAATTATTCAGATCAATTGATTGACAATTTTAAAAACAAATACAAATTAGAAGCAGGAGATTTTTGGGAGTTAAAACAAAAAGCAGGTACTTGGATTATTACGCATAAGGCTTGTGAAAAGATAGCTTACATTGAGGGTTATCGTTATAAGATTGAAGTTTTAAACTTCAATCCAGATGCTTTAATAAAATGCACAGGAAGTACATCAGATGGATCAATAACTATTGAAACATTAGGAGAAGCTTCTCCTAAAAACACACACAATCAATACCCCTATGCTATGGCAGAGAAACGTGCAGTTGATAGATGCATATTAAAACTGGCAAATGCTTATGGTTATATATATTCGGCAGAAGAATCAGAGGATTTTAAAGAGGAGAAAAACGTAGATCCAAAAGATAATATCGACAAACTTGCAAAGAATTCACCAACGAATAAGGAGAATGTAAATGAATCAGGCAATGCTCAATAAAACTACTGAGATATATGACAAGATATACAGCAGATTAATGAACACAGTTACAGAACAAGAAGCAAAAGATACGTGGGATATGTACAGTTTGGATATCAAGTTTTTAAAGTTAAACAATTACTTACAATATGATATCCTTCATTCAACCTACAATATAATCATAGATGGACATAATCAAATTAGGGGAAAGAAATATGTACAAAGAAATAGTCAGGCTACTCAAACAACGTAGGTTATATTTGAAACTTACTATCGAGGAAGTGAGTGACAAAATAGGAGTGTCAACAAACAACGTTGGCAAATGGGAAAGACAAGATTGCGAACCAAATGCAGAGAACTTTATTAATTGGTGTGAAGCACTTGGATTATATTTAAACTTATCAGCAGAAGCACATCACGTTGATCATTACAATCCGAGTGATGATGAAATAGCTGAATTGATACAAGAATTTGGAGAGGTAAATTATGACACAGAATATGAAAACTTCAGAGATTATTACAGATCTCAAAACAAAACTGCAACCGATTGGGGATCACTCCTCAGAAAGTGGTTACGAAATGCAGTTATCTACAAGCGAGAAAGAGTTTCTAAGCAAACAACAAGCACCGAGTTTGTTCAAGGCAGACGTCAGCGACTCTATGATCAAGCGAATTTACGAGATCAAACACAGGCAGAACAAGCCAGACTTCTCAGCTACAAGAAGCATTGACAAAGATATAAAAGATTACATTCCAATATGGGAAGAAAGAATCAGTAGTGCAAGTAGTCAGGATATAGCAGTTGCTATTGAAACGATTGCCAGTACATTATCTTGTGATATTCCAACTGATCTAGGATTAGAACAATACTTTATAATCTTAGGTGGATATCCCAAAGCAATCTTAGATGAGTGCGTAACTAACTTCATCAAGACTGCGAAGTATCGTAAGCTACCATTACCAAGTGAATTTATAGCTTACATAGAACCAAAGGCTACATCTCACAAGAGATGGTTAGATAATCTAAAAACAATTTACAATCAACTAGAAAGGAAAACAAATGTATAACGTAATAACTTTGATTGGAAACTTAGGAGCAGATCCTGATATTAAAACAAGAGATAACGGAGATAAATATGCAGTATTTAATCTTGCTACTCACAAGAAAGTTAGAGGAGAAAAGATGACAGACTGGCATAAGATTGTTGTTTGGGATTCTGTACTAGCAGAAAGAATAGAACAGTATGTATCAAAAGGCAGTAAGATATTAGTGCAAGGCAGACTTACCTACAATGAGTGGGAGAAAGAAGGCAATAAAACTAAGACTGCTGAGATACATTTAGATAGGTTCGAAGCAAAGATGGAGATGATGGATTCAAGATCAGACAATGCTCCTGCACCAAGTAGTAAACCTAGTGTCAGCAGTCCATCTGATGATGACGTAAACATACCATTCTAAGAGGTGCGATATGTATTCAGAACAGGACATTGAAAGAAGTAGTATCAAGGCACTCACTAAAAGACAGTCAGATGTTTACAATTATCTTATTAAATATGTAGATAAGAATAAGATCAGTCCTACATATAATGAGATAGCAAATGATTGTGATCTAGGTGCAACATCAAATGCTTACAGGATTATAAAAGATTTAATGAATAAAAAACTAATAGTCCGTATAGGTAAAGCAACTGAAAGCAGAAGTATCTATCCTGTAATTGACAAGAAACTTGTGAGAGATTAATGGGGGGATCATCATCAAAAAGAAAAGGTTACAGAGTAGAGAATGAACTAGTTAAGTTTCTAAAGAAGAAAGGGGTTGATGCAAAACGTCAGCCCCTATCAGGTGCATTGTCAGACTTTCCTCATGATATATCTATATACCGACCAAGATTAATTCTCGAAGTTAAGGCAAGAAAAAATGGTAATGGTTTTAAAACAATACTGAATTGGATGGGTAAGGCAGATGCATTAGTAATGAAACAAGACTATGATGATCCTATTGTTGCTATGAGAATGGACACATTCATAGACTTAGTTACTAATCACAACGATTATCAACCACCTTTTGAACAAAAACTAAAGGAAAAATAGAATAGCCCCTAGAACAGCCAGAGAAGCCCATAGAGAAGCTTTAGGTTTTTTGTAACCACAGCCACATTTTTCAAAGAACATAGCACTGTATGGGCTTTTAAATGGGATAAATTTAGTTATCTTGGATATCAAACTAGAAATTTTGTACATAACATCTCCTTTTATCTAGCAAGTGGATTTTTATTATCGTTTTGTAATTGGTTTAACTGAGCATCAATTAAATCTAATCTTGTTTTAATTATCTCTAAATTATTTTTGTTATCAGATAGTGATTGTTTGATGTCACTAATACGATCTAGTGTTGTTTCGTAGTTATCATTTATTTTATTATTTGTATCTGTTAGATCTACGGTTTCATTTATTACATATTGACGTGCAGATAATTCACTAACCTTTTCTTCGAGGGCTGATATGTTAGCTATTAGTTGTCCGTATGTAGTAAAGCCAGCACCAATAGCACCAACAACACCAATCAAACTTACAATACCAGCAAGATTATTTTTTAATTTTTCCATGTCATACTCTCTAGTTTCTTCTGCAATTTATATTGTTGCTCTTGATTCTCCCTTTGTTTATCAATTTGAATTGTCAGTGGATCATTAGCAATATAAACTACACCACTATAAATATCACGATTGTCAGACAAACTCAATTGATTTGGATATAAAATAATAGGCTCATAAAAAACAACATCTTGTAATACAGGCTGATCTTTAATCATTACAGTAAGATTGATTTGATCTTGTCCAGAAATTTCTGCCATTAATGTAATAGAAGTTACAGGCTGGGGATCACTGGCTGGCTCAGTAACAGGTTCATCAGAAAAAAAATTTTCTTCCGTTTCATCTGCAGCTTCCTCTTTAAATTCTTCTATGTATTCATCCACCTTGTCGGTAGTTGGTTCTTCTTTGAACTCCTCAATAAATTCTTCTTCTGTCTTATCATCCTTTGGTTCTTCCATGAACATGTACATATCTTCTTCAAAGAGATA